CTTATTTTCCACCACCACCGCTCGAATGAGCATTATTAAAATTATTTTACTGCGTAAGCATTTATAGGAGAAGCAACAGATATAATTCTTTTATTGCTTTCGTTATCTGCTAATTTACTATAAAATTGTTTCATATAATATTCTTTTTTATCAATTTCGCCTCTTCTATCTGATAACATCGCTTTGCAATAATCTACTACTGCTAGACTTAACATTTTATTTAAATTAATATGAGAAGTAGAATCAGGAGATGTAACTTCTTTAGGTATTTGTTGTATAATAATTCTTTGACCAGAAGATTCGGCAGTTAAAGTGCTTGATGTTCTTAATATAACATCATTAGTTCCTGAGAAAGATGCTATTGTATGATCTCCATCGTTACTAGAAGACCCTTTAATTCTAATTTTATCACCTACTGCAAATCCACTAGTTGTATTCCAAAAATTACTAGTAGTAGTAACTATATCAGTATTATTACTTTGAGCAATAGATATATTAGTTCCACTAGCATATGCTAATGTTGTTTCTAATGCTTCCGATACAAAAGGTTCGCTTACTTTAGTATATTCTACTCGCAATCCATTTGCAATATCTTCGTCTGGATATACAAGTTCATTTTGATATTGTTGCAATACACCCGATTGAGTAATCCTATTTTCATTCCTACTTCCTAATAGTTTATATAAAAGAAGTTCTCTTCCTCTTAGGTAATAAAAATAATCTTTATCTACATAACTACTCATGGTGAGGTGTCCTCTACAACATAATGTGGTTGATTAGTTAATCTTTTAATTTTTTTATATTTACTTGCACTTGTGTCTAGTACACTTACATTTTCTATTGCTATTAAATCTCTAGGTAATATGTAAACATTATCATTAGAATCGTGTGCATCTATAATATCTTGTTTATGTATATCAATTTTTTCTTTTGTATTACTCTGTATTAAATGTATTGCATCTTTTACCCAAGCAATTGTAAGAGTTTCTTCTTTAATCCCTACTCTTTCCATTAATTCTAAAACTGTCATTTTTTCATTCCTTGCATTGCTATTGCAGTTTCTAATGTTTTTGGATTATTCTCTATATAGGACTTTACTTCAGCTAATGCTAAATTATAATGTTGTTGAGACATTTGCCCAAAGTGAGTTTTTTCTCCTAATTGAGCCTGTATTGTTTGTATTCTAGCCATTAACATTTCACTATCTTCATCTGTATTTATCCAATGTTCAGTTCCCCCAAAATAATTATTAGCGCCTGTATTTTGTGTAAAATTACCTTGAAGATCATCATCCATCATTAACTTTGCAAATTCTTTAAAACAAGCGTAATTAATTACTACATTTCTTAAATCTGAATCATCATCAACTTTAGTATGATCTATATATAATGCTTTTGCAGTTTCAGAATCTGTAGGAGAAGGTTTCACTATTATTACAGAACCTTTATTATTAGCTGCGTTATCAAAATAGTATTTAGGAAATTTTGATGTAGCGACTTTTAAACTACCTGAACTCGGTTCTATGAAAGCAGAATCTTCCCTAGAAACTTCTTTTGCACTAAAGCCATTTCTAGCTACGCTTAATATTCCATCAGTTGCAATAGGAACTACGATATTTCCACTAGAATTTCCTCCATCAGAACTTGGGTCTGTAAAAGTAGATGCCCACTTTAATAGATTCTTAGGAACATTTGCTACTACAAACTTTTGTCCAGATACAATAAAATTTGCATCGGCTGTTCCTACTCCAGTTATTTCTTGTATTTCACTTGCTATTGTTGATGTTGCCATATATTATTTATTTTGTATATATAGGGGAGCCGAAACTCCCCCATATATTGTTTATTTTAGATTAAACTAGTTCTACACTAACTGCATCTATTCTTACTTCGTTATCAGCATGAGCCACACTCCAATCAACATTAAGAGCTACAGGAATTGCAGCTGTAATATCTTTTGAAGATAAATTAGTAGCTCCAATAACATGAGTAGCTCCTAAAGCATCTGTTCTAATTTCAGAAACAGCTGTCATAGTAGTTGCACTTGTTACATGAACATCAGCCCAAGCATAAACTATATCACTATCAGCAACATCAAGCGCTGCTCCAGTTGCTATAGCCGAACCTGCGAAATTAAGAATAGGTGTTAAAGTGTCTGTACTATTACTATCTACAACTGTACAAAAAACTTTAATTCTAACAATGTCACCTATTTCTAATTTGTTAGCTGGTATTTGATAAGAAAATAAATCAGCAGCGTCAGTAGAGTTTTCATGTTCACGAAGCGTTCCTGCTTCAGAAAACAATTTTTCACCTATTGAATTGTCTAGTTTATTTTGTCCGTATAAGGGATTAGCCATAATTGAACCTCCTATTTCCAGACAGCGTGGGCTTCAGGCATCTTCCATTCCATCCCAGCTTCTGTTTGAATTAAGTCAACCCTACGATCAACACCACTATTTTCAAGAGTCTGAACTCCAACGTATACTGCAGTATCACGATTCAATCCGTTACCTACCAATGGTCGGTATGCACATTGTGTCATGTTAATTGCAAGTATCTTAACTCCAGTACCATCTAAGTGAATGTTTCTTACTAGATTCATTGCACCATAAGGAGTCATAACCTGAGTTACATCTAATCCATACACTTGCTTTTTACCTGCGATACTAAAGTCTGCACGGCCAAGAGAATTACTTCCATCACTAACTTTAGAAACATTAGCTGAAAAGTATCCACTTAGTTTATGCATCCAATTGTATGTTTCAGTAGAACACATGAATAGAGTCGCATTTGCATTATTGTAACGAGGATCAAGAAAGTTACTCATGTCATCAAGAAAATCATCTTGAGACTTAGAACCAGTTCCACCAATACCAGAACCATCAAAGATATTACCATAACTAGTAATAAAACTAACAGCACCTTCTGTGTATTGAGCTCCATCATTATCAGTTCCTTGAGAACCAAACAATAATGCTTGTTCGATGTCAAACTTATGCTCGATTAACTTAGTTCTCCAAATCCTTGCAAATTCATTTGGTTCATACTTAAGAACAGTTGCTCTTGTAGTATTATCCATTGCCATTGCAGTTTTGAAGATCTGAGTTAGACCAAACGCAGTTGAGAAAGGTTGATCTTTCCAACTTTCAGGATAACCTGAACCTTGAGAATGAGCAGATCCAACAACGTAACATCTCTTCTTTTCAAGATAAGAAGCTATTGACCTAGATGAAATATCTACAGCGTCAAGAGCATTATCGTGAGCTACATAAGAAGAAAGTGCAAAATCAGCACTCGCAGAACCTTTACTAACTACTTCTGTTTTTAATATAACTGCATTAGATACAGATGAGCTATCTACAGATAATACTTTAACTATTAAGTAGTCATCTGGAGTAGTTGCTTCATCATTAGCCGCATCATCTTCCCAATCACCTATAACCTCACTTCCTTTAAATGTAGTAAGATAAGGAATCTTTACAACTGCATTTGGAAGAAAGAACTGTGGTTGAGAACCTGAAGAACCCGGAAGTACATCAGAACCAGTTTGACCATATATTGTTTGAATATTGCCTGCAGATTTATAATCTCCAATCATACAAAAATAATATATATCACCAGCGTCTACATCTCCATGAGTTACAGTTGCATCTGTTCCAACCATTGTAGTAGGAGCAGATTGTCCATGATTTGATACATAAGCGTATCGTTTGTGATAAGAAGATCTACGTTCAGTAAATTTGAACTCAGGATCATCTGTTGGTTTTTTGGCGACTTGAGAAACAAATCGGAAAAAAGGATCTTGCGCTATTGATAGTTCAGAAATCCTATCCCCAAAATTATATTTTCTTCTAAGGTCACCTGTGTCTTTTGAAGTACCATCATTCCACGAAGCCGTGTCATTAAAAGTACCTAAGCCAAATACATCAGCCATTTTGTTACCTCTTTATTTTGAGTTAATGGCTAACAATATATTTTCTATATACTGAAAGCCTTTTCTAGTTCATTACCAGAACCCAAAATCGTATCAAAAACTGAATCATCAGCAGATTGCTCAACTGGAGTGCTACCTTGCGTTGCAAGTGTACCCGGTTGTTGTTGAACTTCTCGCATTTTGTTATGAATTTCTTGTCTTGTAGAATCAGCTATTTTCTCATCCCTATTCTTTCTATTCATCAAGTAATATATATCTTCAAGCTCTAAAGACTTTGATTTAGCAAATTCAGTAAAGTTTTTCCATTCATCATCAGACATTTCCATCTTTTGTTTGAATTGAGCTTCTTTAGCCATTTTTGCATTTTCTGTCTTTTGAGTTTGCAATACATTAGAAAGACGACGCTGTACTACACCATCGATTGTCGCTCCCAATACTTTTGCAGAATCAGAATCAGGTTGAGAAAAAGCCTCATCTGGATCAAAAACAAAATCTTCATCTAAATTTAGTTTTTCATTCATTGATTGTGGGGTCTGGCCTCCACCCTCAAAATAACTCCTCACATGAGAAATTAAATTAGGGTCTTCTCGCATAGCATCAAGAATCGGCATATAAGGTTCTATTTCGGCAAGTTTGCCATTTAACCTTTTAGCTTCTCTACTTGAATCGCTATACCTTTTTTGTAAAGTATCTAATTCATTATTAGGTACTTCGTTCTGAACTTCTGCATTAGGGCTCGTCTGCGTGTTACGGCTTTGTTCCGAGGTTGTTTGCGAAGGTCTATCTAATATACCACCATTGACCTGATTATCTAATTCTTCAAAAAAATTATCAGATGTCATTCCCATGACGGCATCTTGTACGCTTTTACTTTCGGGGGCTTTATCAGCGTTACCTACTTGTTCTGACATACTATCTCCTATTTTAAGGTTGTATTAATTTAGCAAATAAAAATCATAAGATACAAGTCTTAAGATTTCTCATTTTTACTTACATCTTCTTTTACTAATTTCATATCTGCTTTCATTTTGTCAAATTCAACTTTCAACATTCCTCTTAAGAGTTTTTGTTGAGCTTCAGTTTCCAAAACATCTTTTCTTACTTCCATTGACGCATCTCCAACTTTCATTTTAATTCCAGCTTGGACTAATTGTCTTTGTAATGTTTCTATTGCACCATCTTTATCTTTGACTATCTCTTGCATAGATTGTAACTGACTTTGCATTTGAGATACCATAGATTTTCTTTCCATAATTTTTTCTTTATTTCTAATGTCTGTTTCAGATAACATTGCTACATCATCTATAAGACCAGCTTGATACCATTTAAAATATTCTTCTAATAATGCCCATCTATTTAATGGTAAGGTTGCTCCAGCTATTATTCTAACATCAAATCTAGCAGATGCATAATCTTTATATTTTCCTATTGCTTTTCCATAATCATTATAAAGACTAACATTAATTCGTACTTCTTTTTCTTCTTGAGCGTTTCCAGCATTTGGTTGAACTATTCTAAATACTTTTTCAATATTGTAATGTTTTTGTGCCATCATTTGAAAGACTTTACCTACATGCTCTAATGAGGGTTCTACAATACTATTCATCCAAGCTTTTAATCTTCTTGTTCCAAACTCATCATTAGCAAGTAATCCTCTATATGTTTCAGCTTGGTCTTGAGAAAACCCCATCATTGCAGAAGGAACTCCACTTATATATTCTGCATCTGCTTTACCTTGTTGCACAACTGTAAAAAATGCATTATTAATAGGAGCTGGTTGAATTGGAGTAGGCGGTTTAAAACCCGGTCTGTATTTTAACAATGCTCCGGGAGAAGAAGAGTATTTTTCCCATTCATCTTCAGGTACAGAACCCTCTTCATACATCCATCTAAGATTAGAAGATAAATTTGCATTGTGTAGCATTATTTGATGTGCTTTATTTATTTCTTGTTGTTTGCCTATTAATGGAGTAACTGCACTTAATGGAAAAGGACTTCCTGTGTACATATAAGGAATAGGAATTATTGGATATTCACTAATAGGTATTATTTGTTCAAATAAAAAAGTATCATCACCTGCACTACAAGTTTTAACAATTCTATTTTCATAAAATTCTATAGAATCTATTATGTTCTTTTTAAATTCTTCATCTTGTTCAAATTGTTTATATTGAGATTCTGACAATACTTGTTCTTTAACGATAGTAGCTTCTTCTCTTGCTTGAGATATAAGTTCCATCTCTTTTTCCCTAATACCTTGAGCAGCCATTTTTTGAGAATTTTCTACCATTAATTTTGCTCTTTCAGGAATTATTTCACCTTCTTGAACTTGTCTTTCTATTTGTAATTGTTTTTCAATAACTTGAACTTCTATTTCTTGTTTAAATGTTTCTAATTGTTGCTGAACTTCTTGTTTTAACATTATTAATTCAGATTCAGAAGGTTCTACTTTTATATATACATTTCTGTATTTAAATTTTTTCTTAGAGTATGTTTCGTAATAAGAGATTATATCATCGTCTTCAGACTCAGCATTAACTCCACTTGTAATGTCTTCTCTTTGAATTGTGTCTGTAAAACTTGCATCTCTTTGAGAATAAGATATTACATCTGTACCTTTAGTTACTTTTTTTATTTTTGTTTCATATTCTGGAAATAAATTAATAAGTCTAGATCTAGATATATTTTTTCTTATTTGAATAAAGTTTGCATCTCTGTATAAGAAATCTTGACTAGAAGGGTCTACATATACATCATAGGGATTTATTCTATTAAATCTTACTTCTCCCATTCCTCTATCTGCATCTTTGTCAATATCTATTAAAAAGTAACCTACACCTTTAGTTAAAGAATCTAAGGCTATTTGACTATAAAGAGATTTACCATTAGATAAATACCAACAATAATCTGCTATATCAGAATGGACTTGAGCAACGTCTACGTCATCACCAGTTGCCCCTACAGCTTTCCACTTAGGACTATTTGCAGTAACAAAGTATTTCATTATTTCTATAATAGGAGTTATTCTATTAATAGTAAATGTAGGCATACCAGATTCTTCTAGCATTGTCATTTCTTCTTTAGTCAATTGTTCATTAAGATAAAAATCATATCCTTTTTGACTAGTGGTTTGCCATCTCTGTCTATGAGAGTTATTTGCTTTATCCCATATTTGTTTATTTACTTGTGCTTTATTTTTTTTAGTTACTCTTGCCATTGTTAATCCCTTATCTCTACATGAACTAAGTCATCAAATTTATTATCATTTATATCTCCATCGGAATCCCAATCACCACCCCATCGGATTTTTAACCCCATAGATTGACCAATACCTCTTAACATTCCACCCATATAATGAAACATTTCTCTGTCTTCCCAATTTATCGGGTAAGGAGCGAGATCAACAGCTTTTCCTGTTATGTGTTTGGAATACTTTGTTTTAGTTTTCCCTTGTGCTAATAATTGCTCTTGCCGCTCCTTACTCCGCACACCTTCTATAATGGTTACATCCATTATTTTAATTAATTC